CTACAACCGAGAAACGGGCGTGTTTGTTTGGCGAGTTGACCGCAGCAAAGCGGTCAAAGCTGGCCACGTTGCTGGCTGCCTTGAAAAACGAATCGGATACATCACGATTGGTATTGAAGGGAGCGTGTACAAGGCTCATAGACTCGCGTGGTTCCATGTTCACCAAGAATGGCCCAAGGGGTTGGTTGATCACATCAACGGCGACAAATCGGACAACCGGATTGTAAATCTTCGCGTAGTAGGCGCGGACGGCAATTCGCAGAACATCAGAAAACCAAACCGCCGAAATAAATCTGGGTTTATGGGCGTCATCTGGTATCAGAACAAATGGCGAGCCAGTATGTCCGTCAATGGCAAATCCAAATGGCTTGGCGACTATGGTACGCCAGAAGAAGCGCATCAAGCCTATTTGGAAGCAAAGCGGAAATATCATGCTGCTTGCACCATTTAGTAATTACAGATTGCCCGCGTAGATGTTGAACCGCTGACGAGTGGCCACCAGCGAGTACGGCATCGACATCACATCATCAGGGTTGTTGATGCGCTTCAGATTGCGCTTGGAGGTCATGGCGATGCGGGCCACGCTGGGGCTGGGCTCCACGCCGAACTCTGGTGCAATTTCACAGGCGAGGTTATAAACGAATGCCCGCAGGTAGCCTGGCGGAAACAGCAGCTCCGTGGCCAGTGTGGCAGGCTGGGACAGTTCCTGCACCGAGATGAAGTGCCACTCCAAGTCCCGCGTGGGCATGGGGTAGATCGTCATCGAGATGTCCGGGTACTCCATGTTGATCCACATGACTTGTGGATAGGTGGAGGTCACCGTCTTGACCGCGATGCCCGAATATTGTTGCTGGTTGATAAATTTAATACCGAAAGACACATTGGTGCCTGGATCACGGTAATACGTTGAATCATCAAGTAACACCGGACGAATGCCAACAAATTCACCAGTGGGGCCAAGGTGTCGAGTAATTTCTCCCGCAGGCCAAGTAAATACTTGGTCAATCGTATTGAACACAGATAAACGTTCTGTGTACCACGATTCCAACATTTGGTTTAACGCAATTAGCGCATCTTGAGAAGTAGCGGCAGAAGGTGTTTCACCTTCACCCAACACACCAAGCAAGCGGAGGGCGCGGTTTATTTGGTCCCCTGCGGTAGCGGTAGTCATGCTTTCACCTTTCGTGCTTTTGCGATTGCCGCCATTCGTTTGGCAACCAATTCCGGGGATTGTTTTTTACTTAGTTTTGCCTCGGCCATCTTAGCCCGGGTCTCAGCAGAATATGTCCTAGATTTCGCTTTAGCTGAAAGCTTTTGCTTGGTTTCTTTCGAAACTACAACGCCTTGAGAATTTTTATTGTTTCTCATGGCAATGGACAATTTTTGCCGCGTTTCCGAAGACCTTTTTACACCAAGCGATGAACCTGCAATTTGGCAAGTGTTGTATGCAGGTTTGAACAAATTGATCCATTGCTGTTCCTTGACAGTCAATTCATCAAAATTTTCAACAAACTGTATGACATCAAACGAAAAAGAATCAATGCCATATTTAGCAACGGCTCTCAACAACGGCTGGCAATGATGCGTACCTTTACGCAATTCATGCTTGTGTTTGACCCAACGCTTTGCCATGTTCACTGACGAGCCAATGTACATCTTTTCACTCGTGCGATTAAAGATGGCATATACGCCTGCCGCGTGGAACATGATCAGACTCCTTCGGTCACAATCTCAATTTTTCGCTTTCGTTTCAGCCTGAGAGTGTTCTCGCCTGCCACGTCTTCGTCGTCCGAAGGTGTATCGGGATTGTAGCGCACCCAGCCGTTTTTCTCATCATAAACGGCTTCCATTTCCAAGGTCGCAACCTTGGCCCCGTGAACGGGGTGCTTCATGTAAATGACTGCCATATAAAAAGCGGGGCCGAAGCCCCACTAGTTTTAAGCGACCTTGTACACGGTCCAAGTGCCTTCGCCGGTCTTGCGGAACCGGAAAACCGCACTGGAAGTGACTGCCACAGCCACGAAAGCGTTGCCGCCGTCAGTGATGCCAGTGGCGGTTGCCAGAGTCACGGCGCCAGCTGTTGTGCCGGTGTTGACAATGGACAGGTCGAACGTGCTGCCAACGGTGGCGTTGGGAACAGCAGCGTCGATCAGGGTGCCAGTGGGCAGCGTGTAGGTAGCAGCCGAGGTGCTGGGGTTAGCAACCAGCCAGTTGCCGGTCACTTGTGCCGCAGTCAGGGTTGCAGTCGCCGTTGCGGTCTGGGGAGCAGCCAAACGACCAAGGATAGTTTCGGCAGGGTTGCCTGCGCCGACTTGAAAACCGCCGCCGCCATTAGGGATAGCCATGATGAGTTCCTTTCAAAGATGTTACGAAGAAAGGGGCCGAAGCCCCGTTTCAGTTTAGCCCCACAGACGGCAAGCCATCTGAGGACGAATTGCCGAGTAGCCATACAGCACGTCGATACGGCATGGCATACGGTCGTTGTTGATGTCGTACTGACGAACAACGCGCAGGCTGATGCCGTTGTGCACGGCGCGGCTGGCCATGTCAACGCCTTGGGGCAGCAACAGGTCGGCGGTGGCGAAGGTGATCGCATCCTTGTGGTACACCAAGTTCTGAGCGTACTGCGTGGAGGCGGTACCCAAGAACACGATGGCCTTGCTGGTAGCGGGCAGGCTGTCAACGGTTGCCAGAGCGTGGGCCGACGAGTAGATCGGGGCCACAGTGATGCTGCCAGCGCCAGAGCCGTTCAGTGTCACATCGGACAGTGCTACAAATTGGAACAGCGAACCAGTGGATTCACGGGTCTGCGGGTTCACAGAGTAGCAGTCGGCCACGGTGAACACGTCACCAGTGCGCACGGTAGCGGAAGCACCAGCACCGGTGATGGCAATGGTCGTAGCACCTTCGGTGGACACAGCAGCGGAGGTCGTGCCGCCGGTAGCTGTACGCGAGCCAGTGGTGAACTGCTTGATCGACTGAGACATGTTGATCTCATCGAAGCCCAGCACGCCAGTGCCCATCATGCCGTTCTTGAACTGGCGGGAGATGGTGTCGGTGGGGTTGAACAGACCCTTCATGCCTTCGACCAAAGCGGCGTTGGCGGCGGGGTTCACAGTGGCGTAACGCGGAGACATCACGGCAGCGTTTTCGTTCAGCTTTTGCTGGGCTTGCAGCAGAACCAACGAAGTGGCAGGCGTGGTGCCAGGCGTACCGACGGAGTTGCCGATTGCCTTGTAGGCGTTGGCCACGTCTGCGTCGATGGAGGAAGCCAACTGGCTGATACGGGGCTTGAGCACACGGTCAGCAAAGTCGTCCAACTGCATGGTCAGTTCAGCAGAGGTGAAGTTCACACCGATGTGCTTTTGCGATGCCACGGACAGGGTTGTGTACTGTTCGTTGTCGTCCTGAACTTGCAGGGCGGCACCGTCAGTCACCAGAGCGCGGTCGGGCAGGCGGATACGCAGGGTAGAACCGATCTTGGCACCTTCAACAGCGAAGCTGTCGTCGTACTGACGGTTGACGTTGCGGGTCAGAACAAGGTTGTTCTCGAGGATCTCGAGAGCCTTGCGGGTGATCATATCGATCGTGAGAATGCTATTAGACATGATGTCCTTTCAAAAAATTTAGCGGCGCTGCGCTTCGTACTTACGCATCTGGCGTTGGCGCTCGGCTTCGATCCACTCCGACGTACTCATTGACTTGACGGACCGTGGGTCTGTCGTGTCGTACGTCGGGTTTCCCGAAGCTCGCGCGGTCACCGGAGTAATAGGTGCTGGCGCAGAAGTTGTTTTCTTTACCGGAGGAGCTTCGGCCAATTTGGCCTCGATTCGTCCGATTTCCTTTGCCTGCATAAAGGGCGACAGGCGGGAAATTCGATCTGCTTCTTTGGGGTTAGCACCGAGGTAATACGCTACATCGGGGCCAATCTCCGAGGATTGGATCGTCTCAGCCATCACGTCAGTGATTCGGACGTTCGGGTTGTATGCGACCTGTTCAAAGTCATCATACTTGGACCGAGCTTCCTCTTCCTTTTCGTGATAGGTTTCAAGAACCGTGGCCTTCTGCTTGGCGGCGTCCCGTTTGGCGATCAACTCTTCGGCCTTCTTGAGCGCCAGTGCTTCCGCATAGGCTTCAGGAGACTCAAATTGATCAACCGGCGGTACGTCCGCTGGTGCTCTCAGGACTTGCTGTTCGGCTTGTCGCTGGGCCTGTTCTCGTTCCCACTTACGTTGCTCTCTTGCGAGGCGCTTGCCAATGGCTGCGTCAAGTTCTTCTTGTGTGAAGGTCTTGGTCGCTTCTTTCGGCGTTTCCGGCGTCGTAACTTCAGTTTCAGGTGCAGCCGTTGCTACCTGTTCTGGCGCGGGTGCTTCCGCTAAGTCTTGTTGGACTTCATCTGTCATGGTGAACCTTACAGTTCCCTG